AAAAACGGCGCTTCAATTGGTTGCCGGTATTGTATTGATTTTGTGTTTCATCTTTATGCTCTTAGGTTTATTTCAAGGGTGGCAAATTATCGCCGATATTTGGGCGTATATATTCCGGTGATTATTTGGGCGGTTGATGCGGGTTTACGCGGCGCGTTGGTGGTCATTGATAACAAAAAAGTGACTCACGTTGTCCGTATGCCGGTTATAAAACACACAACTAGCAAGATTTTAAAAAATAAAATCAATTCATACAGATTAAATCAATTAATAAAACCACTTCCCACCCCTGATAAGGCCGTGATCGAATTACCCGAAGTTATAAACACAAACGCACGTTTGACCCTTGCAAGTATGTTTCAGTCCGTGGGAATCATTGAGGGCATAATCGCGGGATATTGTGACGATATTCGATTTGTTACCCCCCGACGATGGCAAGCCAAATACAATTTAATTAAAAAAACTAAATGGGATTCGGTCGAAGTGGCTAATAAGCTTTATCCAGAATTAAATATTGAAATGGTTAAAGACGCAGATATAAGCGAGGCGGCTTTGATTGGTCATTGGTTTTTGAAATATTCGGGAACATTTCTTTGATTGATCGGAAATCCCGAACGGTTGAAAAACAAGCATTATGCAATTTTTGCATATTACAAAACACTGGGTAGGTGGAGTAGGCAGGCGAAAAATCGGGGGGTTATCTCCCCGTTATCAAATGAAAACACCTAAACCATATTATCCGAAAGGGTGGGGAATGCCCCCAATTACGGGTAAACAACCAGTAAACAAGCAGTAAACAACCTGTTAACGATTTAGATAACGGGCAAACAATCAAATGAGGGCATGAGAGAAACGAACAAATAAGCAGCAAAAAAATAATTCATTCAATCCAAGGACGGACAAAATGCAAAATATTAATCAAAAGTTTGAAGTTGCCAACATAGAAAACATCAACTCAAAGCGGGGCAAGGGTAAAGCTGAAAAGTTTTTCGGTTATGACATTAAAGTGAAAACAGAATGTACCGAAGATTTTTTGAAATTACTGGCACATGGTATACCGCCTGATTATAACGCCTTTTTCTTTGATGACGATGGCAGTCTGAAGCCTTCTTATGTGAGTTCGTTCACTATTTCGCGGGATATTGTCGAGCATCGGCTTTTAATCGATCTTGATACGGCAACGAATGATGACACGATGCGCCTTATGAATATTTCAATCACTGATTTTAAAATCATTCCGGTTATGGGGTTTGAATACCTTGTTAGATTTACCGTAAGAACCCAAACAAACGACGACGAATTGTTGTTTTTAAACCGCGCCCGTCAATTAGACAATGTAATTCTAACGATTGAAGAACCTATACAAATCGGTGCGGAATTATGACCCCCTCTTAAAAACATGAAAAGTTTGAAAAGTTAGAAAAACTTAAAAAACTAATCAAAAATCCAAATAATACGATCAAAACAGGGTTTAACCCTGTCAAAACTGGCAAAAAACCGTAAATAAAACTATATGTTTTAAATAAGGCCAAGGACGGCCTATGGTTTTGAAAGGATGCAGAAAATGGGTAGAAAGACGAAATTAAACGAAAAAATCACAAAAGAGCTGGTTTCTTTGTTAAAAAGTGGCTGTTTTGTCGAGCAATGCGTAAGAACGGTAGGTATTACAAAAACAATTTATTATCGATGGTTAAAACGTGGCGAAGCTGAAATCACGCGCTTTGAAGACGAATTTGAAGACAACGAAAAAGCCAAGATAATTAGAAGCGAATTAAAATATGTTGCTTTTGTTGACGCTATAAGGGAAGCCGAAGAATCAGCCGAAACCGCCGCCGTAATAAACATCAAGGCGAATTTTCTCGAAGATTGGAAAGCGTCGGCGTGGTTTCTCGAAAGACGTTATCCGCAAAGGTGGGGGCGTAAAATTGTGGGCTTTTCCAGTGACGATGGAACCAAAAGCTTTGCCGACGCATTTAGTGAGGCATTGAAAGAGGCCGACGACTACGACGAACAATTAAAACAAGAAAATAACGTTACAAAAATTCATTGACGATACCTGTTTTTAACGCGGTCATTAAAGCCCGCGAGAATCCAGATTGGTTTTGCCGTCACATTTTAAGAAGTCCAAACGACAAATGGCAAAGCGAAGTCATGCAAGCCGTGGCCGATGTTAGGCGCGCACGTCTTGGAATACCTACACGATTTAATCACAAAGCATTAAACCGCATTACGATTGCCGCCTGTCATGGTGTAGGAAAAACGCACATAGTCGCCAAGATTATGCACTGGTTTAATTATGGCCGCGTTGGTTTGATACCTTGCACAGCGCCAAAAATCAAACAGGTAACGACGCGATTATTTCCAGAATTCCGGCGCGCTATGGAAAAAGCCGATCCTGAATATCGTTCGATGATAGATTCACGGGCGGAAAAAATTACATGGAACGGCGACACAGATCATTGCGCCATAGCCGAATCAGGCCAGCAACCGGAAAACTTAGCCGGTTATCATCACAAAAATTTGATGTTTGTTGTCGATGAAGCAAGCGGCGTACACGAAAACTTATTCCCCGCCGTCGAAGGCTCTTTAAGTACCGAAGATGCTTTGCTGTTGTTGATTGGAAACCCTACCCGAACCAGCGGCGAATTTTGGGCAAGTCATAAAAAGACCGGCACTAAAGAGCTTTATTACCAAAAACAAGTCAGCTATAAAGATTCGCCCCGCGTATCTGAAAAGTGGGCGCAAAACATGATTCAAAAATACGGGCTTAGATCGTCCGTGGTCATGGTTCGCGTGTTTGGTGTGTTCCCTGAAATGGCCGACAATCAATTAATTATGCTGGGCTGGATCGAAGACGCAAGACAAAACATATTCCCCAATCTAAAAGAAAAACCAAAACTCAGGGTTTCGATTGACGTTGCCGACGGTGGCGAAGATGAAACCAGCATAACCGCCGCGCTACATTACGAAGATTATATTTTGATTCTCAGACAAAAGAATTTTAATTTTCCCTCAAGTGAAAGCCCGATCAAAGCCGCCGAAACAGCAGAAAGAATATTCCAATCCTACGGGGGCGACAAAGCAAGCGACGATTTTGTGGTGGATTCGCTAGGCGTTGGCGCTGGGACAGCTGGATATTTGATCAAACAAGGGTATAACGTGGTTCGTCATAAGGGTGGGGAATCGGCCACGGATAAAGAACAATTCAGAAATAAACGCTCACAAGTTTGGTTTTCTTTGCGTAATGCCTTGCGCGATGGTTGGTTATTCATTGCTGAAGATGCGTTTGAAACTTCCTTGGAATGGGATAATTTTTGCGCTCAATTGTGTTCGATTCAAACCAAACTAGGAACGGAAAAATACGAAGAAATAATCACCAAAATGGAAATGAAAACATTAGGTATTAAATCGCCGGACAGGGGGGATTCAATATCAATGCAATTTTCCCCCGTTGTCGATCTTGCTGTTACATCATGGTAATCATAAGGAAATGATAAAATGAGTCGATCAGGATTTAGAGTTTACGGAGTCGCCGAAACAAGAAACGAGCGTTGTTTATCCTATCTCGAAACAGAGCATTTAAAAAATATAAATAAGCAGAATTATTGGTTTAAAAGGAAGCGATTTTTTAGGACGGTTGAATTTGAATGCCAGCTATTACGCGGCGAAGGTGAATTCCCGCGCACCAAAACAATGACAATATCTGAAATGGGAAAAGAAAATAAAAATCTGGTGTTATCATTTATCAAATCCCTGGATGAAGGAAAAGACCGCCCTTTGTGGCGCTGGAAAATTAAAGACGTGGCTAAATTTAAACAAATCAAACGTGAATTTATGGCCTCGTAGAATAGTGTTTGACTGACAGACTCGCATTTTTAGAAATTATCGTCTAAAATGTGGGCATAAATTAAATTCCAATTAAACACCAGAGCAAGGATGCTACCGTGTGACAATTGTTCAAGTACCCGCCAATACTGAATTGCGGTCTTTGCCGTTTGCGCGAAAGGCTGGTTATTCCCCTTATCGCTCGAATATGGATCAAGCTGGGCGCGTTCAAAATATTGCCGCCTTTGGTGATGCCCAAACCCAACACCGCCGCCATGATATTTCTATCGCCTTTCAATATGGTTTTTTTCAAGACGAAGTAAATTTGGATTTAGCCGGTGGCGGTGTAGTCGATAATGATGCCGCCATGTTGCGCGCAACTACGCTAGTTGCAGGCGATAAGGCAACTGTCGAAACACGCGGCGCAATCCTTTATCAATCTGGTTACGATGCTCAATGTATGTTCACCGCCGCTTTTACTAAAACCGATGGAACGGCAAAAATTCGGCAACATATTGGCGCGTTTGACGGTTCCGACGGTTATGTGATTGGTGCGGAACATGGTCACTTGGTTATCGAAAGATATAAGGGCGGCTTAGAAGTCGAAGAAATCGACCAGCACGATTTTAGTTTGGATAAAGTCGATGGAACAGGCGTAAGCGGTTTTCATATCAATATTGAATACATGAATATTTATCGTATTCAATATGGTTATCTCGGAATATTACCCGCAACGTTTGAGGTGTTCGGCGGTTCGCGTCTTGGTTGGATACCGATGCACACCATAGACACGGTAAACATTGAAACCGATACAATTATTAATAACCCTTATTTACCTATTCGTATGACTTGCGAAATAGTGAGCGGCATTCCTGATGTTCCGGTCGTTGAAGTTCGTTCGGGTAGTTGGTACGGCGGCACGATTGGCGGCGGTCGAACAGCGGGGGATTTGGCATATTTTGCCGTAACGAACGCGATTGATTTACCGTCAAACGGTATACCTCAAGCACTTCTCGCAGTTAGAAACAAAGGTTCGTTTCGAACATTTATTAATCGTTTACGTTTGGATATGGTTTATTTTTCTTTTGTTGCCGATGGAAACAAAGCCGTTACTTTTGACGTATATGCAAACCCTATATTAACCGGCGAAATTTGGAACGATATTGATACAAATAATTCTATCGTCGAAGTTGCTATTAATCAGTTTGCATGGTCAGGCGGTCGATACCTTGGCGCTGTATTAGTAAATAAAACCGGAAATGAAATTATTACTTTTCCATTGGCTGAAGTTCGATTAAATCCGAATGATGTTTTTGTGGTGGTAGCCACGTCCGATTCTGGTTCTGAGGTTGCTATGTCCGCAAGATGGGGCGAAGCCCGATGATTTATGTTCAATTAAACCTACGCCGCCGAACTGATATTAATATCAATTTAATTATTCAAGTACAGCGAAAAAGAAACCCCGCAACGGTTGACGATGAACGGGTAGAGATTCAATTAGTAGGTGGTTTTAAATACCGGCTTGAAGGACAAGACGCGGCGGATTTTTGGGACGATTGGAAAAATTTAATTATTCCGGCACTTGGCGGAATAGTAAACGCGCCATAATATTGACGACATGACAAATATTAACCAAGGCTGAAAAATATACTATTGTTAAAGCGATAATCTTTTTAGTTTTGGAGGATGAAGCAGTAGAAAAACGATAACGGACTAATAATAAAACGCAAGGACGCGAATTTTTATATGTCATTACTTAGCACCATTTCGGCTATGCTTGGCCGATCTTCGCACAAAATCGCGGAAAAAAATTCGCAGATTAAGAGCGGCGACGATTTCAAAATCGTTAGCGGGATAAGGAAAACCCCGCCAAAACGAGGAACTAGGCAAGTGCTCGAAGCTTATTCGACTATGCCTTGGCTTCGTGCTACCACAAACAAAATTTCTCGAAACGTTGGTGAAACGAATTGGCGTATTTTTGCCGTGCGTAATTCCAGCGGCAAAGCCATTAAAGACCTGCGCTTTATTAATCGCAGTTTCGAATCACGTTCAAAATTAATCAAAGAATTTAATGGTGTTGGTGAACTTGAAGAAATTCACGACCACCCATTAATAAACGTCTTATATGGCGGTAACGAATTCCTTTCAGGTGCGTTAAATTTTCAGGTTTTACAGCTTCACCTTGATTTAGCCGGTGAGGGTTACATGCTCAAACAGCGTGATAACCTCGGCATTGTCATTGCTTTGTGGCCGATCCCGCCCCATTGGATTCAGCAAATCCCTACCCCCGACGATTTCAGTTTTATTATTCAGTGGAAAGATTTTTACGCAAAAGTTCCCGCAACTGAAATGATTTGGTTAAGTGATCCCGATCCAGCCAAGCCATACGAGCGCGGTTCGTCCGGCGCTGGTACGTTGGCCGACGAATTAGAAACCGACGAATTCGCGGCTAAACACACCAAAGCGTTTTTCTATAATTCAGCGCGCCCCGACATTATTGTAAGTGGTGACAATTTAAGCCCTGAAGACACAAAACGGCTTGAACAATCATGGCTTGATAAACATCAAGGTTTTTGGAAGTCGTTCAAACCGTTTTTCGTTTCCAAATCCGTTCAAATCAAAGAACTTTCTCAGACATTCGCTTCAATGCAATTAATTGAATTGCGGAAATACGAACGCGACACCATCCATCAATTTTTTGGTATTCCCCCTGAAATCTTAGGCATTACCGATACCAGCAACCGCGCAACCATAGACGCAGCCGATTTTATATTCTCAAAAAATGTGATTGCGCCACGGGTTGAAGTCATTCGGGTGGCTTTACAAAAAGGATTAGTCGGAGATTTCGACGACCGCATTATTTTGGATTATGAAAATCCGGTTAAAGAAGATTTAGAGAAAAAATTAGAAGTTTACAAAGCCGCGCCCCATGCCTTTACCGCGAACGAATGGCGTTCACTGGCAGGCGACGAAGAAAAACCAAACGGCGACATTTTCTTTTTGCCGTTCAATTTCGAAATTGTTCCGGCTGATTCGCTCATAGTTTCGCCACAAGTGGCCTTGAATGATCAATCAGACAATGAAACCCCCGACGAATCACAGCCAAAATCTTTGGCCGCAAATATCGAAAAACAAGAACACGTCAACATTGACGATTTGAGCGTTGAAGATCGGCACACGATTGAAGGCGTTGTGACGGCTATCAGATTTGACGACATGAACGAACGAATAGAGCCATTAATCACAGAAACGGTTTTAGCATTCGGCCTAGCGCAAAGCGATTTATTAGGTACGGCATGGTTTGAAGATGATCCGACCATTAATTTATATATTCGTGATCGGATGGGGAATGAGATTACCGGCATTACCAGCACAACCAGAGCGCAAACACGCAAGACGTTAGCGCAAGGCATGTTAGCCGGTGAGGGTGCGCGTGATTTAGAAAAACGACTTGAAAAAATATTTCGTAATGGTCGCCGCAATCGTGCGCGAACTATTGCACGAACGGAATCAGTCGCCGCCGCTAATGATGGATCAATTCAAGGAATGATTCAGGCCGGATCGGAAAAGAAAATGTGGATTTCGTCGCGTGATTTAGTCGTAAGAGAAACCCACGCAATCGGCACGGGCTTGGATGGGCAAATCGTTGGCGTTCGTGAAAACTTTGTTTCCCCGTCCGGCGCAACGGGGCAAAGCCCCGGTCAGATGTCAACCGCCGCCGAATCTGTTAATTGTCGATGCGCGGTTATTTCCCCCAGTGTTAGAAGAAATGGCATGTCAGAAACACAAAAAACAATCTACTGGAAAAGCTTCGAATCCGACCGGCGACCGTTTGAAAAACAAATGTTAAACGCTTCTCGGGATGCGTTCACAGCTCAGGAAAAAGAAGCACTAAAAGCACTTAGGAGCAATTCATAATGAATGCAAAAACCCGTTTTGTCAGCATTAAAACTTTTAAAGAAATTGCGGCAGATAAAGCCGTGGAGCAAGAAAACATTGCTATTAGAAAATCATTCATTATCACGAAGCTGGACGAAATAAACGGGACGGACGAAAAACCGACATTAAAATTTAGTATCACGACTCAAGATGTTGACCGCGACAATGACACGGTGGCTCTCGGCGGTTGGGATTTTTCCGATTTTGCAAAAAATCCGGTTGTTCTTTGGGCGCACAATTACAGTACCCCGCCGGTCGCTAAGGCGATTAATATTTTTCGTGACGTTGCCAGCATTGATTCGACGGCAGAATTTACGCCAAAAAATATCAGTGAATTCGGTTTTATGATTTATCAAATGTATAAAGGCGGATTTTTAAGCGCGGTATCGGTGGGTTTTCAACCGTCTGACTTTGAAGCAGCGAAAGACAGAGACGGTGGAATAAATTTTACCCGTCAATCCCTGATGGAATATTCCGCCGTCCCTGTACCTTCGAATCCTAACGCATTAATCCAAGCGCGGTCAATTGGCATTAATACTATGCCGATGAAAGCATGGGCTGAAAATATTCTGGATGATTGGGAAAAATCAGGCGAAGGCGTTTTGATGCCAAAAACAGAAATTGAATTGATTCGCTCAACCAGTGACGAAAAAAGCGCGGTAAGTGTGCCAGTAAAAAACGATACCTCGGAGCAGGAATCTACCGAAGCCGAAAACGAAAAACCAAATATCAGTGATGACAATGGCGAAGAATCAAAAGACGATCAAGAAACTGAAACGACCGAATCTAGTGACTCTCAGGAAGAAAGCGGCGACAAAAGCGGTGACAAAACCGAAGACAATCAAGAAACCGAAGACGAAAAAAGCTGGCTTGAAACCGTGAATGAAATGGCCGCCTTATTAGGTGATCCACAAGTACCGGCAAATGAAGAAACTAGAAAAGCAGTTCACGAAGTCCTTTCCGGTCACTATGAAAAGCATGGAAAAACAGCCCCAGAATATCGTTTTGTTCAAGCGCAAGTACTTAAAAATATGCCAGATGATTATTACTTTGATGAAGAAACCGGCCAAATTGAAAAACTCACAGACGAAATCAAGATTGAACGCGAATCGAAAACCGTCATGGACATTTTAAAAAACTGTATGGAAAACGCGAAGACTGAACACGTACAAAATGCAGCGGCGGAAGCATTAAACGCCTTCAAAGATTACAAAGATTTGGATTGTTGTTCTGAACACGAACACAACCACAAAAGTTCTGACAACCAAGAGAAAGACACGGCGGACGTGTTTTTAGAATTGGAAGTTGAAACCGACGGAATCGAAAAAGACGCAATTTTCGACGAATCGGTAACGCTGGAAGCAATTGCGGAAATTGTTGAAGCAAAAGTGAATGAAACAATGCGTAAGCGATCAGGCCGACTTGATTAAATAACCAAAAGGATTCGATTAATTAATCAAAAGGATTTGATTAAAAACTAACCCGACTAAATTTCAAGGATGAATATTATGTCAGGAACAGCAACGAAAATGACCATCGAAGATTTGCAAAAAATCATCGATGAAACAGTACAAACCGCAATTGGCAAATCAGCGGATGAAATACGCGCAGAAAATCAAAGTTTTTTCGCTAAATTTAGCGGTCACGGTTTGCCAAAAGATGAAGAAAAAACCAAAGGTTTAAACATCGGCAAAATTATTCGAACGCTTGCCGCCGGTCGTGGTGATCCCTTTCGCGCTGAACAAATCGCAACTAAATGGTATGGCGAAGGAAATGCAATTTCTAAAGCATTAGCCGCAGGTGATGCGACCGCAG